TCAGAGAAATAAACTGTATATAAAACAATATCCCCCTGAAGCGGAGGGGGATATTGTAGGTAAGTAGTTAAAATAAAAAAGGAGTTAGGGATTTTATGATAACTATTTTCTTTTTTTATTTACTCTACGAGCTTCAGATAAAGCTATTGCTATCGCTTGTTTAGGATTTCTTACAATTGGACCTCTTTTAGATCCGCTATGTAATTCTTTTTCCTTAAATTCATGCATAACTTTTTCAACTTTATCTTTTGATCTAATAATTTTATCAGCTTTTTTTTCAATCTTCTTAGCTTTTTTCATGCAAGAAGCACATTTATGAGACTTTTTCATATTTATCCTTTAATACTACCCTGATCTTTAACCATAGTCATCCCTAATTTACCCTGATTTTTAACCAAAAAGGGAAACCGTGACGTTTTGTCACAACTTCCCCCTAAAATCATTGAGCGGCTGAAGAATCGCGGAACCATTCTTTAATCTTCTCAGGAGAAGGTTTTTGTTGATTATCTTGTCGCTTATCCTTAGGAGTATTAAGAATTCTGTACGCAATTTTCATACATTTCTTATTAGGCCTAATAGCTCCTGGCATGATGTTCCTTTAGTATTTCTTAGGTTCCATTTCACGGCCAAAATCTGCATAATCTTCATGCATTTGTTTTTGAGCACCATAAAATAAATCATCAACATAACCCATGTGATAATTAGCTGCTCGTGGCCAGTATTCTTCAATAACATTACGTGGAAGCAAGCAAGGTGCTGACATATCTTCTCTAATCATAGCACCATCACGTGCCATCATTCTACGGCTTTCTTTGTAGCCTGAATATGCTTCACGAGCTTCCAATCCACTTACCGTATTAGGTACTGGATCGCTATTATCATAACGACGCTTCATACCTTCACTATAAAAACCTACTTTTTCGCTTGAACGGCTGCTTCCGTGACCCATTTCATCAAACTCACGGCGTGCCATCATTCCACGGCTGTCTTGATGGTATCTTTTCTTTTTTGCCATAGCGGCTCCTTCGTTAGAAATTGCGAATTAAATTCGCAAGGTATCACCTCTATCTAACCAATTCAGAACCATTCTGAAAGGCCTGAGGAGAATTTATAGTCTGATATTCTTTCAACATCCTCTGTAAAGATAATATCTTTTCCAGATGATTTATATCTATAGTTTCTATCTCTTTTAAAGCTTTTGCAAAGTTTAATAAAGCTTGTTGCTCATCTTTAACTGCCTCAGATCTACGTTCATCTGCTAATGCTCTATTTTCCTCAATACGACTGAATCTCTCTGCTCCCAGACCTTGATTAGCCATTGCATGAGCTTGTGATAACTGGGTACGAGCTTGTTGTTCTTGCATAGTAGCTTGCGCTTGAGCCATTTGCAATTGTTGGACTTGTTCTTGTTGTTGTTGAATCTGTTGCGTAATTTTATCTTTATTTTGTATAGTAGCAGCTTCAATAAGACTCGCATCAGGAATAGGAACACCCATTTCCTTCAACTGTAAAAGTTGAGCAAACTGCATTTGCTTTTGAGATTCTGTATTGAATCCCATCTCTACCATGCAATGATACTTACCAAACGATTTATTATAGAACAACGGCGCAGGTTCTTCTCCCTCTAGCAAATTCTTAATCTTACCCGGCGTATAGTTATTCTGCACTATTTTCATAACCAATTCACCCAATAAATTCTGAGAGTAATCTAGTCTATCAAACAACGGTTGTAATGTTGTAAGACCAGCTCCTTGACGTAAAGCAGACAATATTCCTGCTTTATCATCAAGCGCTGAACCCATAAGTTCTTCGTTGATACCAGACACTAAATTCATCTCTTTAGAGAAAGTATCCTGTAACTGGAAGAAATATTGTGGAATTGCTGGTGGCGATATTTGTTGGATATCAGTCATCGCCGATTCTTCTTTAAGCGGAATAATACGACCCTGTCCTGTTTGGAACAAATGCTTAACGTCAACAACAGCATTCTCTTTAAATATCCAACCGCTATTTACTACTGATTCAGCAGCATCTGCTGAAAGTATTACACGGCGATTAAATAATATTTGAGGATCTCTTAGAGATCGGCATATTCCCTGAATACGGCTATAAAAGTAAGGCATCATTGGATTATAATAACCCAGCACTGGTACAAATGGATAAACATCTATGTTCAAGCTGTTAGGACCATCATAAAACACTTTATCTTGAATCATGATTGCCATACGAACCGTAGGAACATCTTGTTCAATAACTGTTACTTGGGGATAGTGATCCAAGAATGTTTTTATGTCTAAGTCTGATTGATTAGTAATCTCAAATGTTTCACCAGTGATCTTATCAACAAGTAACTTTTGCTTGCGATAATCACGATAATAATATTCATCGTATGCAAGTCTATTTTGTTGTGTTTGTCCAAAGCTTTCTGGCATATACTGAAATCTTCCATCACGCCCTGTTCCTGTTGGGTTACCGGGCAATGACATGATCTCATCATACTTATCAGGCATTAATGCAGCTGCTGCACTATGCGAGAGATAAGATCTCCTCCAAACAAAAGAACAATCAGATAGATCTGGTTTACGAAAATAAGGATCAATAAAAAAACTATTGTATGAACAGTTGTCTACCTTCAAGTCACCTGAAACAGGATCATTACGATAATCCATATACACATGAAGCAAGTTCATACCAGCAATACAACCACCTTGGTGAAATGCTTCTGATATGGTTTCATAAACACCTTCACGTTTATAGATGTTAAGAAGTATTTTGCTCCATTGATCAGCTGTTTCTTGATCACCATTTTCAAGTGGAACAACAATACTTGATTTACGATTACGACGCTGATATCCAGAAACCATGTTACATAATGGTCTTACACGGTTAAAGTACCATGATCCTCGGTTATTGTTGGGCAGAGACTGGTTAAGCTCTGCCATCAACGAAGTGTCACCCGCTTCAAGTCGGGTGTCAATAGTAGCTTCTGTCCAATAGATCTGCCATATTGCCTGATTGGCGGTATAGTCAGAATCTATCTTCTTTTTTATCGCATTGTAACTATCATTTAACGATTCAGGTTGCCGCATTAACATATTTATATCCTCCCACTAAAACTCCTTCCATTAGAGTCTAGAAAGAAGTCTATAATTTTTATTATTAATAACCAACAGTTCATCGATTAATTATACAAGAAATAAAAATCCATTACGTGTTTAAATTTATAATAATCAAAGGTATCATCTTCAGCACTGAATTCTATTTCACATTCCCTATTCTCTCTATCAAACCTCAAACAAAATATACAGTCAAAGTTATATGCTACCACCGTTAAACCATGACAACATTTTACTTCTTCAAAAGTATAATCAGTAAACTTAGCAGCCCATGCAGCGCATATCATAATTGTTTTAAAAACATCATCATCAGTGTAGCACCACAAAGGTACATTACTATACACATGACTTTCCTGAATTTCAAACAAACTACCATATGCGATATTACTTATAGCAAGAAGCAAAAAGAGCATTATTTTTTTCATTACCTATACCCATTAATCATTTGAACTGTCGACATAGTGTCGACGTTTAACTATCTATAACTATTGTATTGTGGATCATCTCTGAAAAAGCGTGGAAGATCTCCCTGGTTTCCATACAACGCTTGTGCTTTCTTTCTGTCAAACTCCTCGGGTGACATTCCCTTCTTGGTCTTATGCAATGACATACATAAATACCGTAACGCATCAGCATAGTGACTTGCCCACGATTTGACTGGCCGTGGTAAATATATCTGCCTTGCTTCATCCCATTCTTTACGATAATTCTCAAGAGCATTAATGAGCGACCGACACTTTTCAGCATCAATCCAAAGCTTATTAAAGTGTGTCCAGACGTTCTCAATGCCATCGATAATACCAACTTGATCTACAAGGGTAAAATCTATACCAAGTTGCCGCGCCTTCTCATACCGCGTTATCGCACCGCCACCCCATTCACGAACCTTAATATCATGAGGAGCAAAATGCTTTCCATACTTATAGGGTTTATCCTGCAGTATCTTTGCATAATGATCTAAACCAAGATTGTTGTTGGAATAGCAATCGATGATACGAATAATACTTCCATCCCCGACTACATTGAAAAATATAATTGTCGTAGCATCGTTTACGCCAATATCCCATACGGTGTAAGTAAGTAAACCTGGTTCCCACGGCACGTGGGATATTTGTCCCTTTAGTTTTAGGGCATCGAGATACGAACCATAAAAACTTCCTGATATACCTCTTTCGAAACTGCATTCATACTCCTGTAAATACAATCCTTCATCCATCTGAGCACGTTCCTGCGATAATACTTCATCAGGAATGTGTTGAACTTCGGAAGCTTTATGCACAAAAACCTTCCATTCTGGTAATTCTTGAGCAATCTTCCATAACTGCCAGAGATGGTTTTTGCCCCGTGGCGTACCCACTACAGCACACCATCCACCATTTGCAGCAAGAATAGGTCGTATAAACGAGAATATATCAGGTGGCATTAAACTATACTCTGAAAGTATCACTGCATAAGGATTAGTACCAACAAGTGAAGTATCATACGTATCACCACCGATAATTTGCAGTATCGAACCATTCTTAAATCGAATCTTCATCTCAGCTTGATTTATAGATTCAATAAGTATCTTAGGAAGATAATCAAGGAACTTTGTACCATCTATTGCAATCGCATCAAAAACAGCCTTACGACCTTGTGAATAAGTTGGCAATACATAGAACACTAAGCATACCTTTTTAATGCATTGTCGTATGGCTAGATTCCAAAAAAGGATATCCTTACCAGCACGACGAGATGCAATGTAAAGTATTCGCTTAGACTTCTGTTGTTCAACAGTATCCCATATCTCTTCTTGAT